GCCCGCCCTCGCCGTGAGCGGAACCAATCTGTCGTTAACTGTGACGGGCGCGGCGGCAGCCACCATCAAATGGACCGCCTACGGCAAATTCGTCCAGACAGGCGGCTGAGCCTCGCGGATTGCCGCCTTAAAAAATCCGGTTTAAACTCGCTTCAAAGGTCCGCTCCCGCACGCGGGCCTTTTCTTTGGCGAGGTCCGGCCTCGGACCCTGTAACCGACATGACCCATAAGCGACGTTGGCTCGACATAACGGGCCAAGGGACGCTTCATGACCACGCAATTTCTGCACGGCGTCGAGACGATCGAGATCGCCGGCGGCACTTTCCCGATCAAGATTTCCGCCGCCGCTCCCATCGGCCTGATCGGCACAGCGCCGCTCGCCGACGTCTCCGAGTTTCCGATCAATACGCCTGTGTTGCTGACCGCTATGCCGCTCGCCGCGACCAAGCTCGGCGCGACCGGCACGCTGCTGCAGGCGATCCAGCAGATTTACGCCGAGGCCGGCGCCGCCGTCGTCGTGATCCGCGTCAACGATGATCCCCTGCCAGCCAATGTCATGAGCAACATCATCGGCTCGGTGGCGGCCAGGACCGGCGTCAACGCGTTCCGCAACGCCGAGGCGCTGGTTGGCGTCAAGCCGCGCACATTTATTGCGCCGGGCTATACTTCCATCCGGCCGTTTGGCGTCCTCGGCGCCACGATCGCCGGCGGCTCCGGGACCGGCGTTGGCGCCGCGATCACCTTCAGCCCCGCGGGCGCGACGGGAACCGTGGCGCTGGTGGGCGGCTCCTTCGTGGTCACCATCACCAATCCCGGCAATTACGCGAGCGGGACCGTCGTCGCGGCGACCCTGACGGGCTGCGGCGGCGGCGCCACGGCAACCGTGACAACGGGATCAACCCCCAACCCGGTGATCGGGGCGCTGATCCCGATCGCCACCGATCTGCGCGGCCGCATCTATGGCGACGCACCATCCGACAGCGACGCCCATGCGCTCGCCTGGCGCAACGACTGGGACAACGAGCGCGTCGTCTGCTTCTATCCCTCGGTCGAAATCTGGAATGAGACCGCGGCCGCCTATGTCGCCGCGCCGGCCTCCTCGTCGAACGCCGGCCTGACCTCGCGGGTGCTGACAGGCCAGGGTTTCTGGTATTCGCCATCGAACAACGCCTTCAACGGCGTCGGCGGCATTTCCTCGCCGATCGACTATTCGGACAACCCGAACGATCAGGCCAATATTCTCAACTCCAACGACATCGTCGTCACCATCAACAGCCCGTCGCAGGGCTATACCGGTTGGCGGCGCTGGGGCAACCGCACCTGCGCGACCAGCTCCCTGGCCTTCCAGTTCGAATCGGTGCGCACGGCCTGCGACATAGTCTATGAGGCGGTGCAAAACGCGCAGGCCTGGGCGGTGGACAAGCCGCCGTCGATCCAGTTGCTGCGCGAAATGCAACAGAGCATCCAGGCCTTCTTCGATTACCTGACCCATCTCGGGGCGCTGGTCGGTGGCCGGGTCTGGCTCGATCCGGAAAAGAACACGCCGGAACAGACCTCGGCGGGCATCTGGGCCTGGGACTTCGATCCGACGCCGCCAGCGCCGATGGAGCATATCCAGAACTACGCCCAGCTCAATGACGCCTATTACACCAATCTGGTGGCGGCGATCCAATCCAGCCTGAACGGGGGCTAACAATGGCGTCCTTCGATTATGTCCTTCAGGCGATGAATTCCTACGTCGACGGCGTGGGAAAGCTCGGCGCGACCGAAAAATGCTCCACGCCCAAAATCGAAAAGGTGCTGGAGAAGTTTCGCGGCGGCGGGATGCTCGGCACCCGCCAGATCGCCCTGGGCTACAAGGAATTCGAATGGGAGGTCGATTTCAATTCCTACGATCCCCAGATCATCCAGCAGTGCGGTTTGTTCTCGAAAAAGAGCATCACCCTGTCCAATACGGCGGCGCTCGATGGCGACGGCGGCGCCGAGCACGCCGCCAACCTGATCTGTCGCGGGCAGTTCATGAGCGTCGATCCGGGCTCCTGGGAAGGCGGCAAGAAGGCCACCTTGAAGGTCAAGGCGGCGCTCGACGCGCTGAAACTGACCATCGACAATGTCACGATCTACGACATCGACGTGCAAGCCGACAAATACATCATCGGCGGCGTCGATGAATACGCCTGGATCAGAAACGCGCTTTGAGCGCTGTTTGAAGCGAGGATGAAATGGCGGAAGAGACGGTTCCCATCGACACTTCGGAAGCGAAAACCGGCGAGGCGCCGCCGCGAAAGATCGTCGATTTCGACGCCAACGAAGGGCTCGGAAATGACGAGATCGAGCTGAAACGCCCGTTCAAGTTCGGCGGCGTGGTCTATACCAAAATCAGCTTCCGCGAGCCGACCGGGGCCGATGTGGAAAAGTTTCTCAACGGCAAGGGCAGCGTCGACAGTTGGGCCCTTTTCACGGCCTTGACCGGGGTTCCTGTCATCGCCTTGCAACAGATGTACGCCGGCGATTATTCGGCGCTGGATCGCGCCGTGGGAAAGCATTTGTAGGGTTCGGACCAGGAGCTTTCGATGCCCTGCTGGAAGACGTCGGCCTCTGCTACCCGTTTTCCTATGCCGAACTGCGCTCCTTTTCACTGACCCGATTGCGTGGCCTGTGGTGCCGCGCCCGCGCCCGCCTCGGGCTTTTCACTTGAGCTGAGGGAGGATCATCGAAATGGCCGAAATGTCCGTTTCGATGATCATGCGTCTGGTCGACCAGATCACGGGTCCGGCCAAGGGCGTCGAGAGCGAGCTGGAGAAGCTCAAGCGCGCCACTACCGCGCTCAATGAAATCCAGAAGGGGCCGATGCGCTCGTCTCAATGGGACGATGCGCAAAAGACAGTTTCCCGGCGACGCCAGGAGCTTGAGGCGCAGCAGAAGGTCGAAGCCGAGATGGCGGCGGCCGTCCAGGCGAGCGCCAGCAAACAGGTCAGCGCGATCCGCGAACTGGAGGCCGTGCGCGAACAGGCGGCGCGCGCCACCATCGCCAGCGAACAGGCGGAACTGGCGGCGGTCAAGGAAGCAGAAGCCGGCAAGCTGCGCGCGGTCGAAGTATCGGCGCGGGAGCAGGCGGCGGCGGTCCGGTCGCTGGAGCGGCAAAGGTCGCGCGCGCATCAGCAGATGGTTGTCGAGGCCGACAGGGAACGGAGAGCGACCAAGCCTCCCGAAAACCATGGCGTCATGTCGCGGCACGGCGCCGGCGGCGTCGCCCTGGCGGCAGGCGCGGGATATGTCGGCGTACATTCGGTTTTTGGCGGCGTGGAAAAGGCCATCGAAGCGGGCGCCGAGCGCCAGCATATCGAGATCAAGGCGGTCAACGCCGGCATTCCTGCTTCGGAGATCGCGCGCATTCGTCAGGCCTCGATCGAAGCCAAGCGCGGCGCTCCGAATATGAACGTGTCCGAGATCGAGGAACTTTTCGTCGAGGCCCGCTCGGCGGTCAAACACCCGGAAGAGACATTTCATATCCTCAACGATCTGGCGCGGGCCGGTTCTGTGCTCAAGGGCATGGGGATGGAAAACAGCGGCATCGCTTTGCTGGTCAAGGCGGCGGAATCAGGCGGCCGGATGAACAGCCCGGAGCAGTTCAAGGTCTTCATGGATGACGCGGTCAAAGCCATGCAGGTCTTCGGCAAGACGATCGACCCGGAGCAGATTTACGAGGCGATCAAATATTCGAAATCGGCGGCGGGCACATTGTCCGATCACTTTATCGGAAAGACTTTGCCGAGCCTCGTCCAGGAAATGCGGGGCTCTTCGGCGGGCGACGCAATCTATATGTTGACGCGGACGCTGCGCGGAGGTCTTGAGCATCGCGGCACCGCGTCGGAGCTGCTGAACAGCGTCGGCCTGACGCCGGACCAGAACAAAATCCATCACAACAAGGCCGGGAAAGTCACCGGCTATGGCGGATCGGTCAAGGAAAGCTCGTTGCTGGCCACAAATCCCGACGAATGGGTGTGGAAAATCTATAAGCCGGCGCTCGAAAAGGCCGGATACGACACGCTCGAAAAACAGATTGAATTCACCAACAGGACCATGCCGGGCACCGCAGCCAACCTCGTGCGCGTGCTGCTCCAGCAGGAAGAAAGCATCCGGCAGCATCAGGCCAATCTGGAGGCTGCGGCCGACGCGCAAACGGCGGCGGCCAACCAGGCTAAAGAGGCGACGGCCGCCTTTGGCGCCCTCGGCAAATCGCTTAATGACCTTCGCGCGGCGGCGACAAGTCCGGCGATGGAGAGCCTCGCGGCCGGCCTGAACAAGATCAGCGGCTTCATCAACTGGCTATCCGAGCGGGCGGCGGAACATCCCACGATCGCCGTTTCGGCGGGAGCCGGCGCCGGAGCAGCGGCGCTCTATGGCGCGGGCTGGCTATCCGTTCAGGTCATGCGGGGCTTTGGCTTGCCGGCCGCCGCGACCGAATTGACGGTCGCCGCCAAGGCGCTGGAAGGGGCGGCGGCGAAGCTGGGAGTCGGAAGCGGACTTCCAGCTCCTGGAGGTCCTGGCGGCTCGAAAATTCCCGGCCTTGGCTGGCGCGTTCCACTCCTGGGTTTGTCGATCGGCTCCGCCGTCTTCAATATGCCGCAGACGCCTGAGGAGTTCAAAAAACAGGCGGCGGCGAACGACCGACTGCAAGCCACTGTAGAGGAGGGGATGAAGAAGTATTTGCCGTCCTGGCTTCTCCCAGACAAGGCATGGCTCGAAAAAGCGACACAACCGACAATCGACAACAGTCGTATCGACGAAACCAAGTCCAAGGCGGAAGAGGCCAAACAGACGCTCGACCTTCTCAACGCCAAGGTAACGCCGAAGGTCGATCTGACCAGTCTTGAGCGGCTGGTTTCCCTGATCGCCCAAGCCAATGCCGGCCTGTCGGCGCTGGGCAAGCGCACCACCAACTTCAGCGTCGACTTCGCGCCCTCGTCGGGCGCTCTCCATGATGGACCGGAGGCGCGCTGATGTCCTTGCTCACCTGGGGGTATTTTTCTTTCAGCGCCGGTTCGACCTCGTTCGAGGAGCAGACCCATAAATGGGGCGGCCGCTGGGCCAAACAGCCGGTCTTTGGCCGCCGTCCGCCGGGCCAATATCTCGCGCCGGAGGAAGAGACGCTTTCCATCAAGGGGACGATTTATCCCGTGGGCGGCATAGGCAATTTCCAGCAGCTGCTGGCGATGCAACGCGTCGCGGGCTCCGGGAAGACGGATCTGTTGTTCGCCGGCGACGGCTCGGTTCTGGGCCTGTTCCGGCTCGATGACCTGGAATATCGCGCCTCTGCTTTTCTCAAGAACGGCACGGCGCAAAAGGTGGATTACACGCTGCGCTTTTCGGCCGCCGCCGACGCCGCCGGCTTGATCTACGCCATCTGGCCTTGAGGATACGCGATGCCTGGACCCGCCACCTATGTCACCGGCCAGGGCGAAATGGTCGATCTGATCTGCGCCAATTTCTACGGGCTCGACGTCGACGCGGCGGAGGCGGTCTATGCCGCCAATCCCGGCCTCGCCGATCTCGGCCCGGTGCTGCCACAAAACACCACGCTCACTTTGCCGGCGATCGCAGCGGCCGCCGCGCCACAGATCGCCACCATTCAGCTTTTCGAGTGAGCCATGACGCCCATTGTCCAGATTTTCCTCGACGGCAAGGATATTTCCTCGCGGATGAATGGCCGGATCCTTTCCGGTTCGATCGAAGAAACCGACGGGGAGCGCACGGACAAACTCACCCTCACAATCTCGAATTATGACGGCAAGCTGGCCAAACCGGCCAAGGGCGCGATTCTCAAGGTCAGTATCGGCTGGCAGGAGACGGGCGTAGCCAAGGCCGGCGAGTTCAAGGTGCAGGAAGTGACCAAGCACGGCGAAGTCGCCGTTTTCCATGTCACGGCGCAGGCTGCGGCGCTCGATAACAGCCTCAAGACCCAGAAAGGCCGATGCTGGAAGCCGCCCAAGACCTATGGCGAAGTATTTAAACAGCTGGCGAGCGACAACAATCTGACGGCGGCGGTCCACGCCTCGATCCAGTCGATCAAGATCGACAAGGTGCTGGCCCAGCATGGCGAAAGCGACATGCATTTCGCCATGCGGATCGCACGCGGCGTTGGCGCCATCGCCAAAATGGCGCAAGGCCGCCTGACGATTGTCCCCAAGGGCGCGGGCCAGAGCGCCAGCGGCCAGGCGCTGCCACCGCTGATCATCACCCCTGCCGATCTATTGGCGGGCTGGAGCCTGGGCGACAAGGAGCGGCCCAAGCGCGGAAAATGCAAGGCAGCCGTCTTCGACCGCAAAACGGCCAAACACACCCAGGTCGACGCCGGCGACGCCTCGAATGGTCCGGACTATGTGTTCCCGCACATCTTCGGATCGACCACCGAGGCAAAGCACGCGGTTTCGGCGCGCAGCGCGGCCTTCAAACGCGGGGAAAAGCACTTCTCCGGCTCTTTCCGCCCCGGCCTAATCCCTCCGCCAGCGGGCGGAATTCTGACCACAAAAGGCTTCAAGGACGATGACGACACGGATTTCACCATCAAGAAGCTGAATACCGAGTGGGGGGCGCGGGGGATTGTCATCGCCTTCACGGCGGAATTGAAGGCCACGAACGATGGAACGTCGGGAGAAAAAGGCCAATGATTGGCCTTTTTCATTATCCTTGATTTTCTTGGCCTTTCCGCGCCCCGCCTCGGGGAAAGGGGGCGGGTCGGGATCTGGCTCGGGCTCTGGATCTGGCTCGGGTTCGGGCTCTGGATCTGGCGCCGGGTCGGGAAGCGGATCGGGCAATGTCCAGGAAGCGGGAGCGGTGACGCAAGGCTCAAACGTGGGATGAGACGGAGCCGGGCCTGCCTCTTCTAACGCCCTTTAAAGGGGGCTCAGAATGGGCATCTTACCCATTCTCGCCAAAAATGAGGTTGTGCCATTTGATCTGTCCGGCGCTGCCATTTGTTTTGTCCCGCTACACCATTCGCCCTATGTAGGAACCATAGCGCTCGACAGAATCGTTCCGGAGCCACAAAAATGATCGGAACGACGATTTCAGCTTCGTCTGCGCGTCTGTCCGCACGCAAGAGGGGCGCCCGATCATTTTCCGATCCGATTGAATCGGATCGGGGCTCTGGTTCTCTGTTTTTAAGCGTTTTCTTGACGCGAGCCGACATCCGCTTCGCTGGAAAACGCTCCAGCCGGCAGAAGATATCCTTGAACAATATTAATTGGAGTTGCAAATGT